TTCTTTTACCCTCATTACTTATGTGGCTGAAAAGTGCCTTTGGGTATTTATATTGTAGATATGTCATTACGCTGTTTTGCAATTTATCTTCTTTTCCTAAATATTTTAAAAAAGGATTAGCCATTTAATTTTCTTATAAAATTAAAAAAAATTAATCCAAATCCGCTAATTTATATATAAGTTCAGTTAATTCTTCAATTTTAGTTTTCAATTGGTCATTCTCTAAAAGCAAAAAATTATAATCTCTAACAAGTTGATTTAATGTTATTTTTGGTTTTGAATCATCCATATCAGGATTAAATTTACGCATTAATGAGTTATACATTGCGGTGTTAATTGGTCTGCAATGTATCATCCCATCTAATTTGCTTAAACCATTCATTATTGTTGCGTGATTTTTACCTAATGTTTTTGCAATTTCATGTAGTGAATATGTTGTATATTTTCTACATAAATGATAATAACAAGCTCTAGCAAACACATATCTAAATTGCCTAGTATTTTTACTAATGTCTAATGAAAAATGTTGCTCAACTATTTTTCTATATTTTTCCATATGTTAGATATTAAATAAGAACCATCAACATCAAATGTTTCTGAATGATATAAATTTATTTGACCATTTTCTAAATAATTTTTCCAATCTACAAATGCTTGTTGCCATTTTTTACGACCCAATTTAATCATATCCTCATCTAATGTATAAACAACAACAGCGTGTGGATGATTAGTTTCACACACTACAAACTTAAAGTTATTTACGCCTAACATATCCATATAAAATGCCGCTTGTAAATGATAATTAAATTTATATATACTTGACCTAAATGCTTTTGGGGATGCGTCTTGTGTTGTTTTAACATCACAAATAAAATCACTAACATGATTTATAACATCGGGTCTAACCCTTACATCAACATTATCATGTTTTAAATAATGCGATAATTCTACCTCGCCTTTACAATAAGCACGAGCTAATTTGTTTGCTTTAAAATTTTTAAGAATTGTTTTTATTTTTTTATAATCCCAAAAACTTAAACATATTTTACCTTCACTTTTTTCCTCCGCCTCTTTTTTTAATAATCTACCCTCTTTTGTTCTTGCATCTTTTATTTCAGGCAAAGGATAATATATATCATAAAAAGTGTCAGGCTCTAGTAATGCGGTATGCACGGCAGTTCCAAGTGCCATTGCAGATGATTCAAATGGTAATCTATTTAAATAATGGTAAACACTATTTTTTGCTATTTCTTTTAATCCACTTGCACTAATTGAATCTTGTGAGTGATATTGGTCGTTAGAATCTTTAACTATTTTCATAACATTTTTTTATAAATAAATAAAATAAATAAGGCAATATTGTTAGCTTAAATATTAAAAAAAATAGCTGAAATATTTCCTCCTCTTTTTGTGGCGACCTTCCCTGATTACTACGATATTGTCTGTTTTTCATAAGTTCTAATTTTTTCCCATCTATTAAAATCTGCCAAATCTTGAAAATCTGTTTTTACATCATGATTTAAATTATATTCTAATATTTTATTTTGTGAGTTTATACATAAATCTTCAACTATTTTTTCTGAAAGGTATTGCCACGGTAGTTGACCCCACGCATTCATTTTATATTTATGTTTAAATAGTTTTTCATAAATTCTTGCAATTGCTTTGATATTACTTAAATTTATGCAATTATTTTCATTGTCTAAAGATTTAATATATTCCATAAAAACATTAGATAAAATATTTATTTCTCTTTTACTAAAATGTATATTTTTTTTATAATTCATAATGATATATTTTATTTGAATCTAATATATAATAAATTTTCTAATAAAAAAAATACTTTAAATAATAAAAAATATTTACAGAGGGAATTTTATTCTAATGCACTTTCTATGATTTTTGATACTAGCATATGCCAGAACACTTAAAGTGTCTTAAAACAAGTGTAAATGCCCTAGAAATCAATATTAGCATTTCATACAAAAGCAAAAAAAAGGGGGTAAAAAACCCCCTCCTTTTCCAAATTTACTGCTAAAAATCCAGCTCATTTGCTTGTACAGAATCACCAGCAGTTGCGTGATTCTCGTCTTTTTTTGGATATGGTTTTTGGATTTTAACATTTAAAAATGTGTTACCATTTTTGTCTTGTTTTCTCCAACCAGCTAACTCAATGTCAGTGCCATCTTCCAATTTACCTTTGCCTTTATAGTCGGGTTGTTTAGAACCCTCCTCTTTATAGGTATTACTAAATAGTGAACCCCATCCAGGTTCGTGTGTATATTCTGCCATAATTATAATTGATTTTGTATTTGATTTTGATTTACTTTCTTAGTTTTATTTTGATTATTGACCGCATTGACCATTTCATCAGCACTTGCAATTGATACATCAATACCAATTCCTAAGTAACCTAATGCTCGACCTAATGCAGATGTGTAACCATTTTCAACAAATGATGTTTTGTTGATGTAACTTGAATCCCTGTATTCTTGTGCATGAGCTGAGGATATTATATTATTTTCTTTGTCTAATATAGACACCTTAAAAATTCCCTCTTTGTCATTCAATTCAACAAGTTCTTCATGTATTCTCCAGCTTTTAAACATAGGTTGATTTCTAAAATGTATCAACCTTTGATTAACTGTTATATATTTTTTTCCTTTTATATTTATTGATTCCATAAATTGTTTTTATTAAATTAATTTTTCCATTGACACAAACCCCTCATTTTTTAATGTTTTAATTTCAGACAAAGTAAATGTGCCTGGATTGTTAAGACGAGTTGATAGTGTGGGCATTGTGCAATTTAATAATTTGCATACTGTGTATCGTTTCAAACCTAATTGCTTTAAATCTTTTTCGAAATAATACTTAAAATATATTTCTTCTTCCATAATTTTATATTAGCTTGTAAATGTATAATAAATTTTCTAAATAAAAAAATATTTAAAAAAAGAACTCCCATTTTAATTAAAAAACAGGAGTTCCGCAGCAAACAGGAAAAGAAAAATTTTAAAATTTTGTTAAGAATGATGTCGTAACATCATCATTTTGATTTGGTATGTGCATCACTACACTATACAAATTTCGTTTTACATTATATGTTATGCTATCTAAATAGCAACTCACTGGCTCTTGTAAAACACCTGAGCCAAAATTAATCCATACTTTATTTTGCATGGCAATAGGGTCATTACTATTATTATATAAATCACCCTCATATCTAACAAGAAAATCTCTAAAATCATTTATTACTTGTTGCGTAATAATTTCCTCAATGCTTTTTAAATAATTAGTTTTATCTCTTGACCTATAATAATTTCCTGTAATTTTTGAATATAATTTATTAGTCAAGTAAACCTCTAGTTTTTCTACACCAGAAACATCAACTGACCTTTGTCTTAAATTTTGTAATAAATCAAACTCCTCGAATAAAGCCGACCTATTACCATCTGAATCAATATATTGTCTATCTAATTTTAAAGAATCAAAAAACATAGCGGTAAAGCCACTTGTTGATGTTGTTTGGTATGCGCCATATAAGTATAAAGTTATATCACCGACAAAAGGTAATGTTGCAATATTAAAATTATAGCTTTTCCATCTTCTATTTGTTTCAACCTCTACCTCATTTTTTGTGTCGGCACTAACCCAGTTGTTAGATGTTACAGACCAATACTTTGTTTGACTTGCACCAGGCCCTGTTTCAACCAATTTTAATTGAAATCTAAAACCTCTTGTATTACCGCTAGTTGTATCGAAATAATTATTAATTTTTAATTTATATGCAATATGACTAGCCGCTGCCTCATCAATAGCACTTGAGTTATTGACAACAACCGATGTTGCACCAGCCGTTGTTTGGCAAGTTGTTGATTTAACACACCTATCACCCTGAAACATAAAATCAGTAACAATTGAACTATTAGTTAAAGTCCAACCTGTTGCAGCGTGTTCAAACCCACCATTAACAATAATGCTATTATCAAAAAAACCACTCATGTCTGCTTCTATTGTAAACTCTTTTAATGGTCTTAAATATTCTTTTGTTAAATTATTATTTAATGGTTGTAAATTAGTAGGCACGACACTTAAAACATTAGTTGTAGATGTTGATTGATAAACCCCACTTGAATTATAAATAAAATATTTTACCGATTCTGTGCCATTAGATTGCAAAGACGATGTCTCTGCTGCCCTAATGCCAGTTGGTATTGTTCCCCCATTAGCTGTTGTTGCAGAACTATCTTTTACAGATTGCTCACTATAACTTGAGTTGTTTATTATATACCATTTGCCATAACTTTGGAATATTCTGGCATTAGAAAATTTTAAAATTTGACCTAGTACATCTTTGGCTGTTCTTAAATCAACACCATCTTTTAAAAATGATTTTGGTGATAATGTTGTTTGGTCATAAAATGTATAATCTGACCCACTTGCTCCATCTTTTTGTATATCATTAGATACATAAATATCTAATCCTAAGTCAAGATTTGCTAAAGAATTATGAATATAATACATTAAATCTTTAAATCCGACACTTGTTAAATCTATTGGCGCAGTAAAACCATCCAAACTACCTAAGCCATCATATCCTTTTAATGTTATACCAAATGGTTTTGTTGTTACAGCTTCTTTAAATTGGTCTGTTAATAACCAGCCTTGCCAATATATTTGATAAGACCCACCACTATCTTTGTAATAAATAATTATTTTATATTCTCTTTCGTCAAATTCATAAAAATTATCATAGTTAGATGTATCGGTATCAAATAAATTTATTGAACAAGTTGAACCTATTATTGGGTCATAAAAATTATCATTACCTGACCACTCTATTGACAATGGGTCATTAGTTCCTGTTAACGCTAAAACACTCCCTGAATAACCATCTTTAAGTATCTCAATTTTTTTACCCTTTAGGTTGTCATCAACAAACTCTAATCTATATTTAACACCATATGCCATTAGTTAATCCTATCTCTATTTCTATTTGCTCTTTGTAATGCGACTACTAAATCTTGACCTCTTAATGTAAATTCACCACCTACTTGTACTCGACCACCACCATTATCACCAATCATTGACCTTAATCTATCAAGTGGTGCAATTACTTCAGGGTTACTTCTAGCACCAGGATATTCACCCATTAATCCTAATGTGGGTGTGCTTACTATTCCGCCTTTTGCAAAACCTGTTATAGCACCAAAAATACCCTTAAAACTTGTTACAGTTTTACCAATTTTACCGATACCAACACCCCCTAAAAGAGTGCTTAATACTAATGCTGCTGCTGCTGCTGCAACTAATTTTTTTATTAAACCTAAAATAGATTTACCTAATGTTTTGAAAAAACTTTCACCATTCATCATGCTTTCAAAAGCATTAGCAAATGCGTTCATAATTTCTTGACCTAAAAAAGTCATAGCATTACCAAACTGAGTTATTTTTTCTTGTATTGGCGCTATTGTTTCAGTTAATAGAGTGCCTGTAATTTCTGTTTGTTCTCCTAAAGTAGCAAATGCAGCAGTAGCACCTTTTGTGCTAACACTTAATTGATTAACCCTTTCAACATTTGTTCTAAGATTTTCATTATTTGTGTTAATGTTTTCATTAGTTGTACTTAACTGATTGTTTTTTGATGTATCAACAACTTGTTCCTCTTTTTTTAATTTAATAAAATCTTGTAGTAATTTGATTTGTTCACCAGCTACATTATTTTCCTTTTGTATGTCTGCGGTTTTTCTTTGAACACCATCAGCATCTTTTAATAAAAATTTTCTTCTTGTTAAACTAAGTTTATTGTTTTCATCTAAAATTTCTTTATTTGCTTTAAAAGTTTTATTGAGTTTAGCTAATTTTGTTTGTGCTTCATCAACAGTTAAATTTTTTAAATCATCATTAAATGCTTCTAACTTAGCAGCATCAGATGCTTTTTTTAATTTTTGTAAAGCAGTAACAACACCAAGTATTAAACCAGCAACAAATATAAATGGATTTGCTCTCATTGTTTTATTTAACAATTTAAATGCGGTTTTAGCTGTACCCAAAGCACCAGCTATTGTGCCTAATGCGCTTATCAAACTTCCAATGACCATAAGAACTGGTCCTAAAACAGTACCGACAATTACTATTGTACCAATAAATTTTTGTGTACTTTCTTCTAAGTTGTTAAATTTCTTAAAAGCATCACTAACAAACTTTGCCAAATCTTGTAAAACAGGTAAAAGTGCTTCTAATAAAACAGCACCCATTTCAGCAAATGATTCTTTAGCTTCGTTTAATGATTTTGTTAATCTAAATGATGCAGATTTACTTGTTTCTTCAAATGCTTTTTGTGTGTCATTTTGTGTTGCATTTAATGCTGCAAATATTTTTTCAGTTGCTTCAGCATTATCACCTGTTAAATTTAAAACAGAAGATAATGCCCTAACATTTGGAAAAACTTTTTGTGCTGCTTCACTATTGCCATCAAAATTTTCTTTTAAAGTATTTAAAACACTTAATAAACCTTCATCTTTAATTTGTTGTCTTAACCCTTTAGCACTTAAACCAAATTCAGCTAATTGTTCTTCTGCTTCCTTACTAGGTTTTAACAAACTATTTAAAACACTTTTTAATTGTGTTGCACCAATCGCTGCGTTTGTACCTGTTCTTGACATTGCAGCCATAGCAGCACCAACTTCGTGAAATTGCACACCCATTGCACTTGCGGTTGGCAACACTTGTCCCATTGAACTAGCAAGTTCTTCACTATTTAATTTACCTTCCCTAACCGAAGCAGTCAATACATCAGTTGCTTCAGTAGCTGTTAAATTACTTTTTGCATAGGCGTTCATTGCAGATGTTGATAAATCAGCAACAGTTGCCACTTCACCCAATCCAACAGCACTTGCCTTTAAAGATGCTTGTAAAACAGACATTGCTTGTTCACCCCTTAGACCTGCTGATGTTATAAAAAATAGTGCATCTGCGGCTTTAGAACTACTAACGCCTGTTTCAACAGCCATTTCTCTAACTTTTGAACGCATTTTATCAACATCATCACCTGCAACACCTACTAAAGATTTTATTTTAGTCATTGATTTATCAAAATCAACTCCCATTTTAATTGCCGCACCACCAGCTAAAGCTAATGGCATACTCACCCTAGCTAAACTTGCACCTGCATTTTTTATGCCCTGACCAAATGCTTTTAATCTAACACTTGCTCTATTTAAAGCGGCATTTAGTTGAGTAGCATCACCAGTAATTATATATCTTAATTTTTGTTCTGCCATGTAGATTTATTTTTACAAAAATACTAAATATTAGTTTAAAGGTTTGAACTTGGCTTTTTTAACTTTCTTTAAAAACTTTTCGTATTGTTCTCTTGTAGATTTTGGTTTACCTCTTTCTAAGTATGTATCTTGTGGCAATGAAAATAATTTATCAGGTACTATCATTTGAGACCTTTTAGTACAATTGACATTATATATCATTGTAGATAAAAATCTTGTGCGTTCCCAATCTAAATTTTGTTTAATTAAATATGATTCACCAAGTAAATGAACCTCTTTCCATGTGTAATTCCAAAAATCATTTGGATTTATGCCAACCTGACCAATGTAAAAATCTGTTAAAGTGTTCCAATCAAGTTGGCTAGTTACTTTCCCTTTTTAGTAGTGTTTTTAATATTTCTGTCAATACCAGCATTTAAATCATTACCTAAAATTCTTGATTCCATCATTGCATTAACAACATCATTAATTTTTTCACCATCAAAATCCTCTAGCCACATACCAACTTTAAACTCATTGTAATCAATTTCATTACCTTCTTCTTGGTCATACGCCAATAATGCAGAATAAATTAAAGTACGAATTGTTTTTATTGAAACGCCTTTTTCAAATAATGTACTTAAACCATCTAATGGTATGTTTAATAAATCTGTAAAGTTTGCCCAAAAGTTCATGCTGAAATGCATGGTACGATTTTTACCGCCTATTTTTAAGGAATAGTAACCTCGTTTCTTGTTTGCCATAATATTAATTTAGGGACAAAGATAAACAATGTCCCTGAATTATTTAATATTTTAATTCTATTACTATGAATTAACCGCTTGTGAAATAGCACCAGTACAAGTAATCGTTCCTGAATAACTTACAGGCGATTCCATCTCAGCAGATACTTCGCAACTTGAAATAAAACCCTCACCAGTATATAAAGTGTCTCCAGTAACAGCAGTTGCAAAACTCCAATCAACTTTAGTTCTACCTAATAAATAAGTAGAAATCTCATCAGCACCAGCACCATCATCATAGGCAACTAATCCCTCAAATGATATTTCACCGCTTTTCACACCAGCTATAACTTCTGCAAATCCACTTGAATCTTTTGAAGTTGCTTCTGGCATATCAACGCTAAGTGATAATGTTGCAGATGTTGTGTGTCCTAATGCAGCTAGAGTGCCACCATCAGTGATAACTTTTAGAATTAAATTTGTTCCATTAAATACTCCAGTTGTAGCCATAATTTTTAATCTTTAAATTTTTGTAAATATACAAAATTATAATTTATACATTTTCCCATTCATCTGCTATTGTTTCCCATTGGTCAAATATATTTTCCCATGTCTGTTGGTCGCCACTTACAGTTATAACATTTGTCAAAGTTATTTCAACATTAAATTCACTAACTGACTCATGGTCACCAACCTCGTCAACACTTGTAATATAACCCTCACCTCTAAAAATTAATTTTGGATTTGATGGTTCTTTAAAATAATAAGTATGTTTTTCTCTTGTTATAACATAACCTGAAAATTCATCAAAGTTTAATGAATCGCTATAAGAAGTAAAACCATTTACAGAAATTGAACCACTTCTAATACATGGTAAATACTCTGCAAAACCACCACTATCTTTTGTAGTTGATTCAGGTAAATCTAATTGTAAAGAAAATGTAGTATTTTTTGAATGCCCAATTACAGTTGAATCCTTAACTAATAGAAAACTTGTTGCATTGATTAAGGGCATTACTCATCTTTTTTCTCTATTTTATCGTATTCTCCTGTTTGGATGTTGACTGTGATTGCGCCATATTTTTCCTCGAGTTCTTTGACAATTTCTTGTTGCTCTTGGGCTTTGACTTTATAATCTTCGTGGGCTTTTTTCTTTTGCTCACTAATTGCTTCCATTTGGATATTATAAAATCCCAAACTTGATTGAATTTGTAATTTATCATTTTCTGATTTTTGTAATTTTTCTAATTCTTTTTCCTCTAATTTATTTGCCATAATATATTAATTTAATTTTTAAGACCAATCAGGATGTAAATATTCATCCACTGGGTTTTTTTGTAAAGCTATTTGATTATCAAGATTTGATTTCATAGAATCAACATCAATACCAGCTTCTAACCAACCAACAACATCTGATTTTTTTAAATCAGCATATTCAATAAAATCCTCACCCTCTACATATTGAACACTATGTGTTCCAATTGATGATGCGTTGTATTTATCTGGTTCTGAATCATCTTTCGCTATATAAGACCAATGCACAGTATATATAACATTGTCTTTGTCATCTTGTTTTATTTTAGCGTCTAGTTGATTTATATGCCAGTCGTATGTATTAGCCATAGTATTATTTTTTTACAAATTTACTAAATTATTTAACAATTACCACCACCAATTATCGCACCACTTGAATTTACTTGTATAAACTTACTTGTTGATATACCAAAAGTGTTAAATACTTGATAATAACCAGCACTAACTGGCACTGTTCCTGTGGCACTTGTATAAGCATAAAAAGTACCATCTACAGCACTTGGATATGTATTAGAACCATCTGTGTGATAGTATTCTGTGCCATCTGGTAAACCAAAAGTACACGCACTACTAGAGCTTGATGCACTATATAAAAATTGGAATGCTGTTCTAGCAGCATCTTGGTCATAACCCCTAAACTCACCCATTGATTGTGGATTTGAGCCATCTGGTCGACTT